TGGTTATCAGAGATTTGTTAAAGGAGAAAGGTTATAACTCTGATCGTATACAAAAGACTATTGACAGATATGAAAAAGCTGAGACGTTAGAAGAAGAAGCTAACGATGCTGTAGAATTATTAAAAGAATACAAAGCAACTAAACAGGAAAAGCTATTAGATGAACAGAAAAAAGTTGCTGCTGATACTGCTATAAAGCAACAAAACTTCTTTGAAAACGTACAGAATAATATAAAATCTCTCGATAATGTGAGAGGTATAAAAATATCTAGTAAGGAGAAATCCGATTTACTAGACTATATATTTAAGCCAGAGTCAGATGGTTTAACCAAATATCAAAAAGAATACATGGGTGATATTAAAAATCTGATTGAATCGGCTTATTTTACTAAACAGGGGGACGCCTTAATTAATGAAGCAAAAAAGAAGGGTTCATCTGACGCTTATAAAGAGTTTCATCAGAAATTAAAAGCTAACAAAGGTAAGAGATCCAAAAATTCAGGAAGCCTGGAGAGTGGCTCAGACTCTGATCTAATATTAAGCTCATTAAGTAAAAGTTTATTAAACAAATAATTATTATTAATTTTTATCGTAGGTTATTATGGAAAATAATGTATTAAACAAATTGCAACTCTATCGTACTAAATGGTTTTCGGACTTGGTAGACGAGAAGATGCTTGCCAATACACTACTTACCAGACCTCATGAGATATCTCCTGTACTGTCCTATATAATGGGTCGTTTCAATCAAGGAAGCGTTATTGATTATATTACTAACGGTATGGGTAAGGTAATGACTATTGAGAATAGGCAGTATGAATGGCGTGTTATGATTGAATCAGAACGTGCTGTTACCATTAGAAATGCTCAGATTGATGGAACCACAATTGGTGCCACCGATGTTCCAGGGCTTAATGGTGCTCCTATAACTCTTTGGTTGTCCGATAAATGGTTTGGACCAGGTGCTATAATCGAGTTTGATGATAAAGAATATCAGACTAGAGTAGTAAGTGAGCCATACCAAGATGGTAATGAGTGGGTATATACAGTAGTTGTAGCAGATGGTCAGGCAAGTTCTTTTATTCCGCCTTCGCTTTTAGCAGTTGGAAAACAGGTATCTAGGGTTGGTAGTGCATATGAAGAAGGTAGTGATGAAGCTGATATCGTAAATTATCAGACTCCATTTATGCTTAGAAATCATTTGACTACTATGCGTATGACATATGACATAACAGGGGATGCTTATTCTTCTGTAATGGTTATAGAAATGCGTGAACCTGGTACAAAGAAAACGACTAAGTATTGGGCACCTTATCAGGAATGGGTAGCTCTTCGTCAGTGGTATGAGAGAGTTGATTACATGACAATGTATTCAAAATATAATGCAAATGCTGATGGTACTGTAAGTCTTATTGGAACTAATGGTCGTCCTGTATATATTGGTGCTGGTATTCTTCAACAGATTGCTCCAGCCAACAGGAAACCTTATACAACTATGACTCTTGATCTAATTGATACTTATCTTTCAGATCTTTCATTCAACATCCGTGGGTTTGGGGAACGTAAATTCCTTGCTCTTGCTGGTGAAATGGCAATGAGAGAATTTGATAGAGTATTAAGAGATAAAGCATCTGGATATTCTCTTATTGATACAAAATTTATCACTGGTAGTGGTCAGGAACTTACTCTTGGTGGACAGTTTGTAACATATAAGGGTCTTAATGGAATTGAACTTACTCTTAAACATTTACCATTGTATGATGATCCTATTAAAAACAGGAAACTTCATCCAGTAACTGGTAAACCTTTGGAATCATATCGTATGACATTCCTTAATATTGGGATGAAAGATGGTGAAGCCAATATCAAGAAAGTAGTTCGTAAAGATCGTGAACTCGTAATGTGGCATACAGCTGGTGCTGTTGCTCCTGGTTCAGGTCATTCAAAATCAATTACCACTTTAAGGTCAAATACAAAAGATAGTTATCAGGTTAACTTCCTGTCAGAACAGGGTGTTATGATTACTGATCCTACTTCTTGTGGTGAACTTTATTGTGACGCAGAGTAAATAAAAAACTGAGTATGATGTAGGGGGTTGAGTAAACCCCCTAAATACTCAAATTGTTAAACCGTTTTAAACGAGGAAAAATGAGAGCAATATTACGACCAATTAGTAAAGATAAATGGTCAGGTAGATTTAAATACAAAGGATGCTATGAAGGCATCGGACCTTATTATACGAGATCTGGTATGCAATATACAGGTCTTACGAAGGCAGATGAAGAGAGACTTGGAAAAGAATTAGGATTAGATTTAACTAGGGGTTCAGATATTTGGAAGAATTTTTATATTCCAGTATATGATACAGGAGATATAATATTTAACCTAGAAGATCCTATGGATGAATTAAAATATTTATATTGCAAAAATCATAGAAGAGTAAAGACATCAGAATTTGAACATAAAGCAAGTGCTTGGTTTTTACTTATTAATAAAGAAGAAGAAGCCAAACGTCACAACATTATAAACAAAACAAGACGTCAAGCTTTTAAAGAATTTGATACATTAACTACAGAAGATATAAGAAAGGTGTTAAGACTATTTGGACTTAATGGTGACAATATGGAACCAGAAGTTGCAGAAAACAGACTTAATGATATTGTAGAAAGTAATCCACAAGCCTTCTTAGATAAATGGGTTAATAATACACATAGAGAAATAGAGTCTACAATAGAACGTGCTATTTCTATAAATATAATAAGGAGAAATAAAAACGTATATAAATTTGGTTCTGAAGTTATAGGTCGTAGCATGATAGAAGCAATTGACTTCTTAGAGGCTCCTAAAAACCAAGACATATTGTTATCTATAATGAGAGCAATAGATTCTAAAGTTTATATTACTCCTATTAATAAGATAGATGAAGTTTTGGAAAATGATTTAGATATACCAGAACCTGCATCTATTGACTTGGATAATGAAGAAATTAAATTTAAATCAAGACCTCGTAGAAAAGGAGATACTCTGTAATGACAATAGCTGAAATGCATATCGCTTTTAAATTGGAACTTGATAAATCAAGTGCTTTAGAGTTGCCAGCATTTGAACCAGAAGAAATTGATTTTTGGTTAAATAATGCCATTAGGGAATTTGTTAAAAGTAGATATACAGGTACGGATAAAGGAGCAGGGTTTGAAACAAATTTAAAGAGAATAGAAGATTTAAAATCTTTGATAGTAGAAGAAACAATAAGTGGTGCAAATTTAACTACTGGTACAATTAAACCTTATAGTTATATTGCAGATTTAACTTCATTAGTTGGTGATAAATGGTTTACATTAGGGGAAGAAGTATTAATACAATATCATGATATTAGAACTCCTTTTTCACATTCTACTAAAAGACAAGGTGTAACTCAATGTACTGTAGACACTTATAGATCTCATTTAGATGATCCTTATAGTGAACATGTATTACATTATGAAGAAGCAAAGCCTTTAAGGCTTGTTTACCAAGACACTATAGAATTGGTAACAGATGGTAATTATGAAATAACTGCTTATTATATAAGGTATTTAAATCAACCTGCAGAGGTTAGTATAACTACTCCAGTTAGTTGTGATTTACCAGAACACACTCATGATGAGATTGTTAAATTGGCTGTTAATATGACTTTGGAAAATATAGAACAACCAAGATATAAGTCTTATCAAAATGAGTTAAATAAAGTTGAATAAAAACTAAATTAAAAAATTATGTTGACAAGAGTAAATAAAGTATTAATCGGTAAGGATATTAACCGGGACGCTCAGGCAGTAGCTGGTGCTAATATCAAGACTTTGGTTTCAGAGTTGGCCGATGGTGAAGTACTGGTTCTTGACAAGCACAAAAAAGTATTGGCTGCTGGCGCAACTATTGCCGATTCCGATACTATTTATGTATGTCAAGCAACTAGTAAAACCTTTGATTATACACCAGAATCTGGTTCTGCCGTTACTGGTGCTAGGGAATTAATTTATTCTGATCCTATTCAAGGGGCTAATGTTAAATCATTTAAAGGTAGAGTTTATACAGCTAAGGCTGAACAGACTGCTGCTGTTGATTTGACAGGGTTGGTTCCAACAGAAGGTACAGAGTATCTTATACGTGTGATTTATAAAGATATGGAAGAACACCCAAGTCAGTTCACACAGACTTATCGTCATATTGCAACTGCTGCTGATGCTGCTGCTATTGACACTTTTGGTGCTTCTTTAGTAGCAAAAGTAAATGCTCATACAGGTCGTAGAGTTACTGCTTCTTATGTTGATGGGACAGATATTCTTACACTCACTGCAAGAGAGATTCCAGATTGTTGCACTGCTTTGACTGATATTAATGAGTTTAGAATGGTTCAGTTTGAAGCTCGTTTTCTGTATATAGATGCAGATGGTTACTGGCAGTTAATGCCTTCAACCTCTACAACTGTTACTTATACAGGACCTACACTTGGTAGTGGTAACTGGGAACAAATTAGAGACTTAGAGAAAGAGGCAAGACCTTATGTAGGTGTTAGCAACTTTACTCAATTCCCTGTAATAGTACCTGATTTTTCTACAGTTAAGGATGGATACTATGATCTTATTATTATCGAATTTGAAAGAGAATATCTTTCACCTGGTATTAATAATTATCAGAAAACTCCATTAACTTTGGTGATAGCTATGGCTACAGCTACTACTGGAATAAATGCTGGTACACAAGTAGCATCTTTATTAGCTCAGTTGAATCCTTGGATGGCTTCAACTCCAGGTGCATTTAAAGCAGTTAGTATCTAATTTAAAATATAGGAGATAATAGAAATGTCCGCAGGTAATGAATTTTTACAAAAAAGGGTACAGAAGTTTACCTATAAACCGTCAGTAGATGGTGGCACTGCTGCTGCTACTTATAACATTGGTATACTTCCAGCAAATAGTCTTATTACAGCAGGTTATGCTCACGTAGTAACTGCATTTGGTGATGATGACGATAATAGTACAACTATATCTATTGGGTATACTGGTGCAGCTACAGCTTTTATGGCAGCTGCTGCAGTTAGTACATTAACTAATGATGCAGTTATAGGTCTTTTACCAGGGGTTCCTGTATTAGGTGTAGATGCATCTCATGATACAGCTGCTGAAGTTGCAGTTTTGAATGCAGCTTCTTACATATATTTAACCGCTGATAAACACGTATTGATTACAATAAACAATGATCATAATGTAGATGCAGGAGAAATAGATATATTTCTTGAATATGTATCTAGTTTGACCTAGATTATAATATAAACAAACTTAGTAATGGGCGGGTGAAAGCCCGCCTTTTTACTTAATAAAATTTAAAACATGGCATTTACTTTAGCTAGTTCTGTTGTAGAACGCAACGACAATAAGTTATTAACTATGACAGATACTACTGGTACAGGGGTAACTGGTTGGGGTAATGGTAGTAATCCTGCTGTTACTAGTATTGATGGTTCTACACACACTCTTACTCTTGATATAAAAATAAAGACTTCAGATAGTACTGAAACTACATATGATACAATAGACTTATATGCAGAATTTGGTCCTTTCACTACTACTGCTGATTTAGTATTTGCATTAGATTGCACCATGTTAGAAGTGAGTGGCGTTGCATATGGTACAACCTCCGATGTATTTCCTGATGGTATATACGAGATGATTTATTCATATGACAAAGCACCTAAAACTCCAACAGTATCTACAACAGGTACTTTACTTATTGATGGTGTAGTAACTGCTGCAATATATGAATTATTGCGTACAGTATCTACAAAATATGAATGTGGTGGGCCACACGAAAAAACAACATTAGACATAATATTTCTTAATACTTATTTAGATTGTATGCACGCTAGCGCATATGTAGCTAGGGAAGAATCTGTTTTAAGTCAATTAAGTGTAATAGAAGATCTTATAACAAATGTCAGTACATACACTTGGTAATCCACCTGTAGGTGGTGATTTATTAGGTATACAAGGTATACAAGGTAATACTGGTTCTACTGGAGCCAGTGGTGCTACTATTGTATCTGCTGCATTTGTGGGGAATGATATAGTATTTACTAAAAGTGATGCTACAACAGTAACTATAACTAATGGTAAAACTTCAATAACTGGATTAACCGGTGCAACTGGACCTACTGGACCTGCTGGTGCAGATGGGGCAGATGGTGCTGCTGGAATAACACCAGTAAAAAACGTAGATTATTTTGATGGTGTAAGTGGAGATCATTCGGAATTTCAATATGCTAAAAATGGTAGTACTACGATACCTCCTTCTATAGTTGTTACAGAATTAAATCCAACTGGCTGGTCCACTATACCACCTGCTGTAGGAGTTTTGGAATATCTATGGATGACGACCTGTGTTAAAAATGCAGCAGGTTCTGCACTTGTAAGTAATTGGACTACTCCAATAAGGGTACATGGGCAAGATGGAACAGATGGTGCAGATGGTACCAGTGGTAGAACTGTGGCTTTAGTAACTACGGAAAATGCATTTACCTATGATACTGCAGGTGCTAACCCTGATCCTTCTACTGCAACTTTTACTGCAGTTCCATTTAACTATTCAGGTACTCCTTATTATGAATTTAAATTAAATGATAGTACTGTACAAAACACAACTAATTCAACTTATGTATATACTCCTCCAGCTTCGTGGTCAGATATGCCACAGAAGATGGAAGTACTTTTAAGAGAAGATTCATCTGTTGGAGATGTTGAAGCAAGAGATATTTTAACTACAGTTGGTTTAAAAGCAGGCACACATGGGATAACTATTGCTTTATCTAATGAAGCGCATACTTTAGCTACAGATTCTGATGGTACTGTATTATATACTGGATCAGGTACAACAATAGAAGTTTGGGAAGGAGCTAATCAATTAAACATAGATCAAAATTCTCCATACGGAAATTCAACTTATAGAATTACTGGGACAAGTGCTACTAATATAACTTGTGGTGCAAGGAGTGGTGCAGATGGCACTGCAGTAACTACATATGCAAATCATAGTGTTATGACTGCTGATCAAGCAGCAATTGAATATACTATAGTTGTAAAGAATGAAACAGGAGTAGAATTAACATTTACTAAAATACAATCTTTTGCAAAGTCATGGCAAGGTGTAAGTGGTGCAGATGGTGTAGATGGTAGTGATGGTAGTGATGCTCGTTCTGTTAATCTTACTACTAATTTTCAAGGTTTTACCTATGATACTGCAGGTGCTAACCCTGATCATGCAAGTGCAACAGTAACAGCAACTGCTTTAAATACAGTTGGTACAGTATATTATGAATTTTATTTAGAAGACGTTAGTGTACAAAATACAACCAGTAATACTTATACATATACTCCTAAAGTAGCATGGTCAAACATGCCTGATAAAATTGAAGTTCAAATAAGAGAAGGGGCATCTACTGGACCAATATTAGCCAGAGATCAAATAACAATGGTTGGTCTTAAAGCTGGTACACATTCTAATACAGTAATATTAACAAATGAAGCTCATACTCTTCCTACTACTAATCTTGGGGTTGTTACCTATACCGGATCTGGCACCAGCATTCAAGCGTGGCATGGTTCTACTGCATTAACAGTAGATCAGAATTCTACTTATGGTAATAATACATTTCGTGTTACATCAGCAATATGTACGAGTGGAACTATTACAGTAGGTACTGCATCTGGTGCAGATGGTACATACAGTAGAATATATGGAGATCATAATACCATGACTACTGACAATGCACAAATAACATATACAATAGTAGTAAAAGATGAAGCAGGGGTTGAAACTACTTATACTTTAATACAATCTTTAGGTAAATCATGGCAAGGTTCTGATGGTACAACTGCTAGAGTTGTTAATTTAACAAATAGTGTCTCTGGTTTTACTTATAATACAGCAGGTACTACTCCTAGTCCATCTAGCTCTACTATAACAGCGACTGCATTAAATACTTCAGGTACTCCATATTATGAGTTTTTATTAGAAGGTTCTACTGTACAAAATACTACAACCAATACTTATGCATATACTCCAAAGGCAGCATGGACTGATATGCCAGATAAAATTGAAGTAAGATTAAGGGAGGATTCTGATTCTGGTACAGTATTGACTAGAGATCAAATAACAGTAATTGGTGTAAAATCTGGTACACATGGTAATACTATTTTATTACCTAATGATTCTCATGTAGTACCTGCAGATTCTGATGGTACTGTATTAAGTTATACGGGTTCTGGTACAGACATATATGCATGGCATGGTGCAACGGCACTTACCGTAGATCAAAATTCTCCATATGGTAATAATACTTTTAGGGTAACTTCTGCTACTTGCACAAGTGGTACAATAACTGTTGGTACTGCATCTGGTGCAGATGGTGGATATATTAGGACATATGGTGATCATTCAAATATGACCACAGATACTGCACAAATAACATATACTATTAAAATAGTAGATGAATCTGGTGTAGAGACTACGTATACAAAAATACAAACTATAAATAAATCAAAGAATGGTGCTAATGGTACAGATGGAGTAAATGGTTCAATTGGTCCTAGTCCTGTTTATAGAGGTATTTATGATGCAGGAGCAACTTACTACGGAAATACAAATAGAGTAGATATAGTTAAATATAATAGTTCCTATTATGTTGCACGAACAGATCCTACAACTTCTCCATTTAGTGGTATAACTCCAACTGATACAGATTATTGGAATGCTTTTGGTGCTACTTTTGATAGTATTGCTACTGGTTTATTATTTGCTGATTTAGCGTATATTGATAATTTAGGGGTTCGTTATTTTCAGGGAACTGCTGCTACTGAAGGGGATTTAGATGGTGCAGTTGTAAATACAACTGCAAATACAGCAGCAGTTGCTCAAATAATAAGAGTAACTAAAACTAGTAGTACGTCAGATATGTATCTTACTATAGATGGTCATACACATGGTCCTACTACTTGGGATACTGATGCAGCTACTACAATATATCATTTTTTTATGAGTTTTGGGACTGATTTCCCAGGAGTTACTTTATCTTACTCCTTTGGAAACGATTATCTTGATGTTACAGCTAATGCTCCAGGAACTTCTTTTACATATAGTGGGGATAGTGTTACTATATCACAAACACAAGCGAACGTTGTACCAGTTGCTAGAGTCGATACTATAACAATATCTGGTACTGGTGGTATGTGTAGTGTAACTGGTCATAGTGTTGGTAGTAGTAGTGTTACTGGATATGTCACATACTCTTATGGTACTGTAACTACTTCTCCAGATTATATAGCATTATCTGTTGCAGATTTTATAACCAAATATGCAACCACTTTTGATGCACAAGGGATAGTTATAACACAAGGGGCAGGTGCATATGATAATGATATAATATTAACAGCAAAAGTAGCTGGTGTAGATTTTAATCATTTGTCAGAATCAGTAAACGTACCCACTACTATATTAGGTAGAGCTGTAATTAGATATAATGAAATATGGGAAGATTCTATACATGGTGATACTGGAGTTGTTGCTATAAATGAACGAGGATATGATGGAGGAACTTCTCATTGTAGAAGTACAGTTATAGGAAATGGTAAAGGGGATACAATAGCAAAATTTGGTAATGGTTATGGTGCAGATAAAAATATTCTTTTATATGATGTTCCAGTAGTTGGTGGTGGAACTAGTAGTGGTACTATTTATGTTGATGCTAGTGGATTTCTTAAATTATTATAATGGCTACAGTTAGTACAAATATAATAGTTGCTCCAATTATTTCTATGGCAACTCCAATTTACAATACTTCTAATTCTTTAGAAAGTATTACTCCTCATTCTATTATTGTTCCTAGTTATAATACATCTAGTGAATTAGGATTTAGTACAGCATATACTATTGGTGTTTCTTATATAACTCATGATTATTCAATATAAAACAGTATGGTAACAGCTACACAAATATCAAATTATATGATAAGTATATACGAGGCTTTGTCTATATATGCAGATGAATTAACAACAAAAGAAAAATTAGGTCATAAAAGTTTAACAGAAACTAAAATAATATCTACACTACTCACAATGTATGTGGATATTATGACAGAATATTTTAGTCAGGCTACATACGATGTAGATGGGTATTTTGATACTGACTATAATTTTTTTGAACCAGACGAAATAGAAGATATAATGTTACGTATTAATTTAATATGTGACACTAATTATTATTTAGATTTAGAATAAAAATAAACCAAACAAATAAAATAAAATGGATCTTAGCACAACTAAAACATTTACACACAAAGCAAAAGACTACACTTCTTTTTATAATCAGGATGGGGAACCTAGGGTAAATATAGAAGGAGTTGTTGAAATAGCTGGTGGTACAGATATAAACGTAGAAAGTACGGGGCCAATTGCTGATCCTTCTTTTTACATAGGTAAGAGTTCTACAATGATTGGTGGTGATTTTGATGTTGCTTATACAGCAGCAACTCAATTAACTTTCAGTAATTATCCAGGTACTATTACATCGTTTACTGCAGATGATATTGAATTAGTAAGGCACTTCAATGCTGCTGGTGATGTAGTT